TTGTGATGTTTTCCATGTTGTCCTCCTGTTACGGCTCTATGACCGCCCCATAAGAAAAAGGAGTTGTTCTTATACGAACCCCTCCACGATCGGTACTATCGTGCATCTGCAGTTAGGATGCATCGGCAGGGTCGGAAATACTTCCGTCCGGAACCGCTTGCCTTTGAATTCCCTGCAGATATCACAACAGTCTTTTTCAGCGAGATACTCCGATTCCTCGACTCCCGCTGCAATATATGAATCCTGTGCCGCCTTGTTGTATGCCCGGGACGATTCTGTGCGGACCAGTCTGTCAGCCTCGTTCCAGCTGACTCCGTAGTCCTCCATCAGTTTCTTCTTGACGTCCGCAGGCATCTTGCCGCCGATCACAAGTGACTCAACGTCTTCCATTACCCGTACGTTGAAGCCCTCTGCATTCTTCCAGACTCTGTCCGAGTACCGCATCCCGCTCCAGTTCTCTGTAGCGATGGCCTTTGCCTGGTATTCGGAAACCATGCTGAACTCCATGCCGAGCGCCTCGCAATTGCTTTCATACGTGCCGACTGTTATGTTCTCAAGCACTTCGTCGAGCGCCTTGTTCTGTTCTTTCGCAAGGCCCTCTATTTCCTTTGCCACTGTTTCACGCAGTTTCACGTAGTGCTCAAGGTTGTAGAGCTCCGTGCGTGTCATGTTTTCGAGGCCCCTGTCGAGGATCTCCGCATACAGCGCATCGATCTCTTTAGTGAGTCTCTGGTAGGAGCGCCGGTACTGTCTTGCCATCTTCTCTGAAGTCTCAGCAGACAGCCGGTCGACACCCGCCTCCTGTTCTATCGCACGGTCTCTCCAGTATTTAGCGTTCCTCTGCTCCTTCGTCATCGTCCACCTCCGTATTGAAGGCCGGTGCGAACAGTGCGTAGTTCTGGAGCTTCTTCTCTGCGACCTTCTCAAGCTCTTCCTGTGCGTCTATGTCCATCGGCAGGAGAGCGAGCCTTGTCTCATCGCTGACTATGCCGTCCAGCTTGATGACTGTGTCGACTGCAGCGGAGAGATCCTGCGGAAGGTTACGTGTGAATACGATGTTGATGTCGAGGTAATCCATGTCACCATTGACCTTACGCATCACTCCGTAAACCAGTTCTATCCTTCTGCGCAGGCCCTTCTCGAACTCTGTCTCCTTGACGCCTACCTTGTTCTCAAGGCCCATCAGCTTGTACTTCATGGCAACGCCGGAAGCGTTGGCTGCGAAGTTCTCATCTGTCATCGGCGGACAGAAGCTGAACTTGTGGATGTCCTGATCAAGGCGCTTCTTCTCGTTCTCGATCCATGTGTCGTTGACCGTCTTAGTCAGCCAGGTGCCCGCTCCGCCTTCAGGGAAGATGAGCACACGGTTCTGCTTCATGGCTGCCACATCCTCAGAGGTCGTGCCTTCCATGCCGCTCAGTACGAGGTAGCTGTCTGCGAAGTAGTCAGCCTCGTTGACAGAGTCAGACTCGAATGAGTCATAGGCGTCTATCTCGCTGATGACCAGCTCGAAGTCGCCCTGCCCTTCGGTGTTGTTGAAGTACGGTGTCACAGGAACCTGTCCGAAGACATGGTACTTCTGATCAAGAAGCTCATAGCCGTTGACGTTGTCCCTGTACTTGGTGATGTCGAGTGCTGAGTAGACCTCGACGTAATTCACTTCCTGGTCTCTCTCGATATCGAAGGTGCTCCAGTATCTGATCACGTAGATTAGTGTCTCTTCGAGGTCATCGTTGTAGATCGGGATCATGCCGATAGCCGGCAGCGCCTTGAAGCGGATGTTGCCGTCTGCGTCGAGGTACAGTATCTCGTAGCCCTCACCGCATACGCTCTGCCACTTGGCTATCTCCTTGTTGACGGAAGGCTCGTCGTTGTACTCCATGACCTCTCTGAAGTCGTCCAGAAGTTCGTCCTGCGCTGCTGTATACTGCACCGGCTCCCCGATGAAGTAGCCTGTCATCAGCGTTGTGATGTAGTTGGCATATGGATTGACCACCTTGTTGTTAGGCTTTGATGCGTCCTCATATGCCCGCTCCAGAATGCTGTGCTTGCCCATGTAGTAATCGTGCAGCTTTATCTTCCTGGCATTCTCCGTCCTGTCCTTTTCGATGAACTTCCGGATGATCTCCTTCGTCAGGATCCTGTCCTGTGGAAAGTAGTATTTCATGTGTTCTCCTTATAGCCCCAGAAGGGCCTTGTTTAACGTCCCCATTCTCTTGTATTTATCCACACACTGCAGGCTGTACCTGAGTGCATCGATGCAGTGATTGAATTCGTCTATCGGCTCATTGATGTATTCGCCGGACGCCTTGTCCTTTTTCCATGCGTAGTTCTGCAGCTCTGTTATCATGTGTTCGCAGCGTGGATCCACGATGATGTCATACTGCTGAAGCTTCTGAATGCCCTGCAGTATGGAGCCCTGCCCCTTCGTTGCAGGGTAGATCCGGTAGAGACCTGCCCTCCTCAGTTCCTCGATGCTCTTGACCTCCGCAGAGTCTCCGATGATGGTGCTCTTGCTGAAGCCCAGCTCCTTGATGACTGTTGCTATCTGGTCATTCAGGAGCCCTGTCTTCACATACTCTCTGCTGATGAAGAGGGTGTTGTCCTTCTGGAAGCTGACCACGAATGCGGTCGGGTCGTTCGTGAAACCGAAGTCGAGGCCGCACAGCAGGTTCCAGTCATGCGTGTCCTCGATGCGTCCTGTCCTCCAGTTGTTGAAGACCAGCTTGTCGAGTGATGCGAACTCACCCAGCGCATATATCCGGTAGTAAGTCGGATTGGTGTGCGCCATCTTCTCAATGGTCTCGATGTACTCAGGAGGCAGGAAACGATTGTCCTTGTATGTTGTCTTGTGTATGACGGTGTCAGCCCCAACAACGGCCCCGTCTTTGAACCATCGCCTGTAAACCCAGTTGGCTTTCGATACAGGGTTAAAAGAAAAGAACATCTGCAGCCCTGAAGCCTTCGCCCTGAGACGGAGGTTCAGCTGTTCGATGTCCTCTTCTGTGAACTCTGTGGCCTCTTCGGCCCAGATGTCCGTTATGCCTGTTATCGACTTTATCTTCTCACTATCGTCCATCCCCTTGAAAAGGAGCACGGAGCCGTTAGGGAGCTCGATTGTAAATACTGACTTGTTGACCTTGCACCTGCCGTATTGTTTCCAATCGACCAGTGTATCAAGTACCAACTGCCACACGGAGTCCTTGATCGTGGCACCGACCTTTCGCATGATCAGCGCCTTCCGTCTGTCCCGCAGCGCTTTCAGGACTATCTTCTGCGCAATAAACACAGACTTACCGCTACCAGCTCCCCCATAGTAGACTTCGAAACGATGTGAGTAATCAAGCAAGCTCTGCTTGTATGCCTTGTTTACATCAATCGTCAGATCCATCGTTAATGATTACGTTGAGCGTCCTGTCCTCAACCTCTGCTTCAATCTTTGTCGCTGGCTTCGCCATGTTGTACTCAAGCCACAGCCTCCATGCGTTCAGATCGCCCTTCTCGATAAGTTGCACGAACTTCTGCGATGCCTTGCCTATATCAAGACCGTCAGCAACAGCTTGCATAAGTTCCTTCGTGACTGCTTCCTTTTCGTGTCTCTTCTTGGCTGCTTCAACCGCAGAGCAACCGCAGAACTGTGTATTCTTTCCATATTCAGCTATGTTCGGGTTGCCCTTTGCCATAATATCCTCCCACGCAAAAGACCGGCATTGCACCGGTCCTTCACGTTCTATCGTAATTGTTCACAAGGAGAATGGATGTATCTGTTATCCCCCTTATATGATGCCACGGACTATGTGTTCGGTTCTATTCGGACTTGCACTAATCGCAGCGCTTTCTTGTGATGCTCATGAGTCTGAGTCCACGACAGGTGCACGAGGATGCATATCTCCTCCCACTTCCGGAGCATGACATACCGCTCATACAGGATGTCCCCCTCGACTCCGTTTATATCGCATATGGTCTCGAATATCTGCTGGCGCTTGTCCAGAGCATCGAGCTCTGCCATCTTCCACTTCCTGACCTTCTCCGATAACCGGATAGCCATGTCCTCGGTCTTCCTTGATACGCCGGATCCGTGCGGCATACCGTTTCCCGACAGCGTGGATCCGATAGCGTCAATCTTCTCCAGCTCCGCCTCATACTCATTTTTAAAGCGCAGGGCTTTTCTGTTCAGCTCCTCATACTGTTTCAGAAATTCCTTTGCTCGCATCTTTTGCATCACCTACCCATAATGTCATACAACGTATAATTTTCCTCATCCTGTTTCAGCTCCTCATTGTCCCATGCCAGCCATGCCTGGAACGGAGTACGTTCACTGATGGATCTGGCACCGCAGTTAGGACAATGGACATAACACTCCTTCGTGTGCATGCTACCGATCAGTTCCGGGAATGTTCCGCAGTAACAAAATCTATGTCCGTTCATGTTTCACCACCCATTCCAGTATGTGACCGATAGCGACAGCCATCCAGTATATGCAAACCCATTCTTTGACCGGCTCCTGATTAGCGATCAGCTCGGTTATCTTGTCAATTCTTTCTTTATCCTCAACGTATTTACTCATCCGGTTTCCTCCATCCGCAATCCGTCTGCCACGCACCTACTCCGTCACGATAGTCTCCTATCGGTGAGCCTGTGCTTTCCGTCTGCTTGACTTCCATTTTGAGATTTTTCATCCCTTCAACAAATTCTTCAGTGGACAAATCCGTCTGCGGAGTATCGGCTTGACCTATGCAATACCACGCATCACCTCGCCACTCCCATACATCTCCGTCTCTATCTGTTCTTCTTTCCGTCTGCGGTGTATCGGCATAAGGTGGCATCGATAGGAAACCCTCTGATACGCTTACGTTTATATGTTGTATATAATCTGCTATCTCAAGAACCTTGTCTGTCGGTAGCGTCACTTCTCCGTTTCTGCCATCGTGATACACACAGCCACGAAGCCATTCATCCATTGATATCCTCATCTACTTGCTCCTTTCCGTCTGCCACAATCCGCACCAATATTCGCCACGGCTTATAGGGCAATAACTACTGTATTTCAGCCAACATTTCTCGCAAGTCATTCGTTACTCCTTTCTGAGTTGTTCGGTTTTTCCGAACTGCTTCCGTATGAGCAAAAGTCATCGGCTTTTGTTTTCTTGCTCGGTTGCCACTTGTCCGTTCTTTCAATACCTCTGATACAGAGCGAACACGGATATGCTTTCTCATCGAAGTATGTGTAATAGCAATTATCACAACCTTTATCGACCATTATTCATTCCTTTCTCCGATAGAGCAGAATCCGTCTTCGCCCATAAGCGCATCGGACAATCCGCAACGGACTCCTGACCATTCATAATTCGCTCTCTTGCACTCTCCGCAACGGATGATTTCGATGCTTGGTGCAGAATCAATCCATTGCCGTATCGTTTCGATGCTGTTAAAGTCTGCGCTCTGAATTGATTTGATTGTTTTTAGCGCATCCGCATCAATCAGTCTCATCGTCTGCTCCTTTCCACGGCTTCGGTAACGGCATCCATGCTACAGCCTCAATCGCCTCGTCAAATTCTTCTGAGTCGCATTTTCCGTATTCAGCAAGCAAGTCTTCTGTCACGCTTGAGTACCAATACCACTTGCCTCTGTGGTAGTGTGCTGTGCCGATGTAGTGCTTGCCCACAATGTACTGATAATACGAAGCTGGGTCTGTGTTCTTCCATGTAACAATCACAGGTCGTATATCTTCGGGCAATCTCTCGCTACAAGGAATCCACTCTTGCGGTCTGTCTGCCTTGCCCTTTTCATAGCCCTCGTCAAAGGCTCTCTGTAAGTCTGCTCCTATGTCAAACATCGTCTGCTCCTTTCATCCTTGCTCCGCACCAATCGCAAAATCTTGTATCCGTAAATGCTCTTACCCTTTTACAGAACGGACACCTTTTGTAAGGATGATTCTTCCCTACGATTTCCCACTCCCCTTGCGGTCTGTCTGCGGATGGGATTTCTTTAACAGTAGTAACAGCGATGTCTACCGCTTCTTCCTTGTCGCAAGGCTCACATTCGGTAAACACTTCGCTCAACGCCTTTATCGCATCTTCTCTGCGTATTAGGTCACTCATCGTCTGCTCCTTTCCCGTACAGTAATGGGCAGATTGGACACACTTCCTGATGCAGAAAGACCTTTCCTTTCTTGGCTCTCTGATACTGATCCTGCCCATTGCCGTACGACTGAAACAGGAGCGGGCTTAAAAGAACATATTGTGTGGAACAAACGGAGGAATTCCTCCTTTCGGTTAATATTCAGCAAAAAATAACTACCTGCCCGCCCCTGCGTCATGCTAACTTGTAATACACATCCACAGCAGACCTAAGAAAAAGGCTGCTATCAATACTGTCATCGTTCCCATACCTTCACCTTCTTTCTGATCAGGATCTCGAACTCGGTGGCCTCCAGCACCTTCAGGAAGGTCTCCATCGTAGGACAGTGCCTTCCTGTCTCCCAGTGCCACACACTGTTCTGGGTAGCGCCTACGGCATCAGCAAGTTCCTGTCTTGTCATGCCGGCCTTCTGTCTCAGGATCCTGATGATGTCCGGATAATACGTCCTGACTGCTGTCTCTTTCATCGCCCAACCTCTCTGACCAGACAGCACCAGTCATGTGCTACCGTAAACGGGATCCCCATCTTCGAGACGCAGCCATCGAGCTCATAAGTCGGCACGACACCTGTTGCTGTTATCTTCTTGATACGGAATTGTCTTTCCTCAAATCTTCTCAGCTCCGGGGTGACGCCCAGCTGAGTGCTGAGCGGACCGAAGTCGAGAATCACCTTATCTCCTACCTGGTACATATTTACCTCCTGTTACAATCCGGGGCGAGCGGGGTATATCTTGATTGCAGTCAAAAGAAGCCTTATTAATGGAAGTATTGAATTGTAGTTGTGCCCGCCCCGGTTGTAGGCTATCAATTGGCCTGTTCGGCCTGCTTAGTTCTCAGATACGGCAGCGCTTCCATGAATCTGCGCCTTGCCTTGATTGGATCCGACTTGATCTCAGTGTCCAGCGCCCTGAGGCCGTCGATATCTTCCGCATACTCCTGGATGATCACCGGCAGCGCACTGAAGTCTCCTGCAGTGTATGCCGTGGTCCATTTGTACTCAGCGTGGTAATAGACCTCCCGCTGGTGTTCCTCACTCCATCTGTATCCGCCCGGATCCACTTCGACGATATGCTTCTCCCCGGAGACGGCTGCCTGTGCTGCATGCACAAGTTCGTTGTACAGGGTGAAGTCTTTGCGCTCCTCCATCTTCAGGATCTCCGCAGTGATGTCGGGAGGGTTCGGCAGAAACGCCTTCCCTCTGTTTGCATAGACATTGACTGCGGAAAGAACCGTCTGATACGGAACATCTCCGAAGACGTCCGCCCAAGTGTCGACCATCATGCTGATCTCGTCCCTGGTGAGCCTCTTCATCTGGAGCATATAGAGTCGGCTAAGCCGGTCTATTACCGCCCCCGCTTCCTTCCTCGTCATCTTCCATATCCTCCATTAGTTCATGAATAAAGTCGGTTGGGGAGAAAGGCGCTTCGCGCCCTCCCTTC